TTAGCAGATAATTATTGTGAAGGTTGTAAACCAGACGATGAAACAGAGAAAATAATCTGTGAAAATTATCCAGAACAGTTAGAGATCAATTATGAACAATCTAATAGCTAAATTAAAATATTGGTTAAAAAGTAAAGAGAAACTATTTGTTGATTTTCAGAAGTTTACTATTGATTTTAATGATCCTAAAAAACACAGGATATTTATTGATAGAAAATCAGACATCCTGTTTGTCGCACATATAGATACTGTGCAAAAACCAAAATTTATCAAAAAAACCAAAAACCGTATTTATGCTGCTGGTTTAGATGACCGACTTGGATGTTTAATAGCACATGAACTATCTACAGAACTAAAAACAGATTTATTAATTTGTGATTTGGAGGAGTCGGCCAAATCCACTGGACAATATCACAAATTAAAGGAGTATAATTGGATTGTGGAATTTGATCGGGCTGGGAATGATGTTGTAACGTATGATTTAGATAATATAGATTTTAGACAAGCTTTGTCTGAATATTGGGAAATCGGCTTTGGTGCTTTCTCTGATGTCTGTCAGCTAAAAACACAAGCTTGTTGTGTAAACGTGGGAATTGGCTATCAACACGCACATAGTAAGGATAGTTATGTTGGCCTAAAAACGATGAGAAAACAAATTGCTAAGTTTAAGCAATTTTTCAATGAGTATAAAGATACTAAATTTGAACAAGACTTATTTGTAGAATTTGATGAATTTAATTGTGATTATAGTTATAAATCATCTATCGGAGAATGTGAAATTTGTGGAATTATGGCAGATGTTGATTATGTGTTTGGCCATATAATTTGTGAGGGATGTTTTGAGGACATGTATTCCCAATATTGTCAAGTTTTTTGGCCGATGGAATCTTAAGTAAAATTTGTGAATTGGAGGAAGATTAAGTGAAACTAACAAAAAATGTCATCGACAAAAAAGCTGAAAAAATTACATTTGATCTGATTTGCACTTATGGTGTGAAAAATGCCAAAAAAGTAGCTATGCAGATTAGACGTAATTTGAAATCTGCGGAAGAAAAACGAAAGAAAAAAGATAGTGTTTAGTATGGGCAGAAGAGAGTTTTGTCCATTGTGGGCGATGTGAGGCCCCGGAATTTTTCGGAAAGTGAGAAAAGCATGAAAAAAAGAGTTATTAAATTCACTGTTATTGCTAAAAAGTGGTTTGACCGGATTAATGGCAATACTTACCATTCTGTCCGATGTATCAGACATTCGGACGGGGCTGTTTGTGTCGGGCCTTTTCAGTATGGAGATGGGGATCACTATCGACAAACAGCTTTAGACGAAATGCATAAAGCTGGCTGGTTGCCAAAAGAATATACCAGAGACCACAATGCAAAATGGCCGGAAAAAACAGTTTTCTCTTATGAACGTGAAAACAATTATCCGATATTGTGGACGGTATCGGAGGGATTGAAACGTGATTGTGTTGCTAATGGTAAACTGTAATTTGTAACTAATGGTTAGAATAAATAGTATTGTGAGGAGGGCCCCAAATTAAATAACAAACGACTCAAAACTCCATTCCTTCACATCACCGAGGGCACTATCAGGACTCCTCCATTCCACTAAGATAGTGTCCTCTCCTCTTTGGTATGATCCTGATGTCAAGAACAAAGCATACCATATATAGTGTACTATATATAGTGCATACTATATGTAGTGTACCATATATAGTGGGTCATCCCTGGCCGGTCCGATAATAGTCTGAATTACCAAGTGTCCACTCACGTCCGATAAGTCTGAATAACCAAATGTCCTATAACTAACCCCCGCAGAACCAACGACTTACGGTATTATCGGATTTCCTTCCAGCATTATAGGACGTAGCCGATAACATCGTCGATCCCAGGCTGCCATCCCCAGTCCGATAACAAATGAGTCCGATAATCTCGCGGAGGAGACCCCCCGTCGGCCCCTTTATCGGACTTGAAATTATTGGTCGAAGACCTCCCCCACAGAAAGTCCAAAAAAATTCCCAAGTCAAGAACATTACCGAATGGAAATTCACGCAGTCTGGTTTACAAATATACACCATACTCCCTAAAATCCCCCACAATCTGCACAAATCTAAACCCCGTGCTAACCTCCGATTCATTAACATAACCCGAAAAATCCCCTTGGTGTAAAAAACCACACATATATAGTAAAATGCCGAGAAAAATACACATATATATAGTTTTTTCCTAAAAATTTTTTCAAAATCCCCAAAAACACTTGACTCCCACTCCCAAATTTACTACAATACCACTATGAAAGCGTTCAAAGTAAAAAACAGAATCTACCGTCTAAAACGAAAACTGCACCGATTTTTAGTCCACCACACAAAATTCAGCATTTGCCAAGGAGCAGAAGGCCCATGCTTCAAAAAGGGAACTCGTCAACGCCAAAACACCCGCTACGTCGATGATTCCCGAAACTGGGTAACACTTTGCCCAAAATGTGCTCAACTGAATGCGGAATATTGGGCAGGTATGTGGCAGGACTACTACAGTATGATAATGTAAACTAAACTTAGCCTTTGACTTGTGTGCTCAAAAATGTTACAATACACCTGCAAACAAAACATGCTTTACGAAAGGAACTAAAAATGTCCCATGAAGAAATTGAAAATATGGTTTTAGATATAGATGACTACGGGGTTGACCTGACTGAATGGGAGATAAATTTCATAGCTGATCTTATTGATAATCCCCCAGTTACTTTTTCTGAAGAGCAAATAAATACCATCGAGAAAATCTATCTCCAGAGAGTATAAAAAACTCTTGACACAGTTTCCCCCTCTGTTATAATACATATATGAGAATGCGGTCAGGTAAAAGCAATTTTGCATATCAAACGGGACACACAACCCGATTAAGGGGCTGGTTGGGCTGACCGCTTCCCGGCCCCCATTTTTAAGGATGGTTTATGAGTGATGTCGAGAAAAAAGTTTTTCTTTTAGATTTGGAGGATGTAAAAATGAAACACATAAATTGGCTCTGGCCAGACCGTTTCCAATCCGAGGCCATAAACATGCTATCAGGCGACCAGGATGTTGGAAAATCCACTCTTGCCCTGTATGTAGCTGCTAAAGTCCTGGCAGGGGGTTACTGGCCTTTTCTCCCCGATACACCCATAGAGACCGGTAGTGTACTCATATTATCCACCGAGGACAATATCTCTCAGGTTATAAAACCTAAATTAGAGGCTCTGGCCCAAGAGTTGCCCCGACTCCCGGGAAATCGAGTTAAATTTATTGAAGCGGTAGGAGTGAGCAAAAATGGAGGGCCTGAAACCAAAAAAAATCTCACTAATCTCACAAAAGATGCAGATGTTCTTATAAAAGCTATACAGCAAATCGGGAATGTTCGATTGGTTATTATAGACCCAATAACAGATTTCGCCGGAGATAAAAAGGCAAATTCAAATTCTGATGTTAGAGAATACCTTGGCAAGTTACGGTTGATTGCAGAAGCCGGGAAACTGGCAATCATCGGTATTTCCCACCTCAATAAGGACTCTCAAAAAAGAGCCGCTCACCGTACCCTCGGTTCTGTCGCCTGGACAGCTTTGCCACGATCCTCATGGTTGGTTGACTATGATGCCGAAGATGTCGAAAGAAGATACCTGTTAAAACAGAAATGCAATGGAGCCAGAAAGCCTCTTAATGCAGCATTCCGTCTCAGAAGCGTTACGGTAACAATGCCTGATGGCAGGACAGAGGGCTATCCCGTCTGCGATTTCGAGGCCGAGCCAGTCTCAATAACCGCCGATGAAGTCTTGGATATGGATTCTCGCCGAAAGAAAGTAACAAAAAAGAATGAAGCCCAAGATTGGCTGGAGAAATTCCTGGAATCTGGACCAAAGCTGGCAAAAGAAGTCAAAGCAGCCGTATCCAAATGTCCAGATGTGTCTTGGTCAACTATTCAAAAAGCAAGGACTGAAATGGTGAAAAATGGCGTCATGGGCGTCATGGATATACGTGATAATTTAGGTCACAGAGTGGAGACGTCATGGGCATTATTAGGCCAAAAAAGCCACAACTCCAAACTTTCCTAACAAAGGTTTTTGTCTTTCTGGGTGTCCTGGGTGTTATGGGCGTTATGGAGTTAAAACCCATAACACCCATAAAGACGAAAAAGTGTGACACCCCTTTTGGTTTATGGGTTTACAGGCCAAAAACGCGGTTTTCGACCCACAGCTACAGTTATAACGATTATACTATTTGTAGGAGTTAAACCGGTTATGCTGACGCTAAAAACAATCATTGACGATGATGGAAACAGAAGAACAGTCCTATGGGAAGAAGTCCACACCCCGAAACTTTATGCTCGTATTCTATGGAGAGTCTGGTACAGTTTTATTAAGAAAACTCTTGACTTCCTCCGCAGAATAAGTTAAAATACGCTTATGAAAACCGACAAAGATAACATGCAAAAAAGTATTGTCATCGAATGCTACAGGTATAACGTACACCACGATGTTGTGATTGCCATACATAACGATGATCCTCTGTCCATTTTCTACTATTATGTCCCCAAATACCCCTCTATAACCTTCGGGGACACTCTACTCTACGACTCTGCGGAGGATAAGCACTATGTTAGTCACGGCAATCCCCATCTAATCTATCGCATGCGACCAAAACCGTTCCCCAATTGTCTGCTTTGGGAACTAATAACAGAACGCCCCAACAACGGAGACTAAAAATGAACCCAGAACCAAACCAAATATTCTGTGGCAGCAATATCGAAGTCGTAAAGCCTTAATCAAATTATTCTCGATCCTTTTATAGGTTCGGGTACAACTGGAATGGCCTGTGAAGAATTAGACATCAACTTCATCGGCATCGAAAAAGAACGTGAATATTGTGAAATATCTCAAAAACGAATTGCGGCGGTTCGTGGTAAAACTCTGCCGGTTATTAACCATACGGAGACGCACAGGGCTGAGGAACGGTTCGCGGGTGATAAGTCGAATTCAAATCCTGTACGGGCGACGACCGCCAGCCCCAATGAGAACCCGCCCCGTAACGACGAACACCGGCAGAGACTAATTAACGAAGCCGTAGCAAAACTAAAAAGGAAAACCTAAGAAATAAATTTCTTGAAATAACTATAAAATGTGGTATAATGAAACTGTAAAGGAAGAAAAGTATGGTTAATCTAAATCTACCAAAAACTCACGATTTTGGATTTGGGGAGCTTGTTGAGCTAAAACACTTGGAAACCACTTTTGGGGTAACTCGGTTGGTTGCCCTGAAGTATTTGAAAGCTCTACGAATTAAGCCTTTGTATTTTAATAATGAGATTTTTTTCTGTCTCTCTACTTTTAATAGAATTCTCTATGTTCTGTCGAAACCCGGCAGTCCGGGGTTTATATTCCCTGGGAGTACGGCCAAGCGGAATAAAAGTAAGCAACTACGTAAAAAAGGGTTTCTCACCGAAGTCACTGATGAAATATTGGAGCAGGCCAGTTCTCCGCAGGTTATGGCTGAAATGGCTGCGGCCACCGGCAGGGACCCGTCGATGATAAAGAAACTCGTATCTGCCAATAATGCCAAAGCCCGAAAGGAACAAAAATGAAAAAGATACCTCTTACACAAGGACAAGTGGCATTGGTAGAGGATACTGACTATAAAGAATTATCAAAATATAAATGGTATGCTAAGTATAATAAATGTACCAATTCTTTCTATGCGGTTAGAAAAATAAAAACAATAAATGGGAGACTGGCTTTTCCGATGCACCGTCAAATACTTGGATTAGAATATGGTGATTATCGGCATGTTGACCACATCAATCATAACACATTAGATAACCGCCGAGATAATATCCGAATTTGCACCAGAAGTCAGAATGGGGGAAACAGAAGGCGGAATAAAAACACAGTTTCAAAATATAAAGGAATCCACCAAGAAAAAAGCACCCATTGGAGTGCTCAGATAGGTTATTGTGGAAATAAAATACATCTTGGGACTTTCCTTACAGAAAAAGAAGCTGCTGTTGCTTATAATAAAGCAGCTAAAAAATACTTTGGAGAGTTTGCATGTCTGAATCTGGTATAGAAAAGAAGGAACAACTAAATCCTGATGAAGTGCTTGCAGCCATAACAAGTTTTAATGATGTCTCAATTATCACTAATATTTTCAGAGAGTTAGGCTGGACATATTCTATTGAAATTCGAGAGACGCTTACTTTGGCCAAGCAAAACGCCAATCTTTCAATAAAATTCAAAGCAATCCGTCATTTACGAGAACTATTGCGAGAGGCTGCAGAGACTTCGGGTTATGTTGCAACCGTATCATCAACCACCCCAAACGCTGCGGGGGGACATACAACTTTTTCTGCAAAACGTATCGCCGGTATTCTAAATCCGGTTAAACAAATAGAATCCACCGAAATTAAGGAAGTACAAAATGGCAAAGAAAAAGAACAAGGACAAGAATTGGAACAATCCTCAGATTCCGATAGAGAATGCGATAGGGGACAGAGCCAAACCGAAAACCTCGGAGAATCCATCAATGAACAACCTCGACCAGACAGCAGAAGAGAAATACAAAAACGAATACCTGACAGACCCGATTCCTCAGAGTCCATCCGAGATACCCGACGAGCCTTCCCCATCGGAGATGCTGACTCTGGAGATGCTGAACCACCAGACGGAAGCAAGACTACAGGACAAGTGGCCGGAGGAACCGCTGGATTACGACCCGACAACAAAGAGAGCGACAATACAGGGGGAAATCCCTGTATCAAAACCAGACCCCCAACCTGTGACCGAGACCTCTTCCCCGGAATCTCCTCCGCAGAAGATTAATAAAATAGATGAAATCCAAGATCACGACAGGTATGTTGACCAGTATAACAAGACCGCAGAAAAACTCGGTATTCCTAAAATAGATGAAGAGACAACTCTGCAAATGAATTGTAAACATTGTGTCCCTGCGGAGGATGTTGAACTTACGGCTCTGAAGAAATATATTCGGGAGGATGGATTTGTGGTGAGTACGGTGGCTTTTCATATTGTGACATTGTGTGCTCAACCAATGGTGACACCTTCTACGACTACTTGGGATTTTGCAGATAGAGCGAATGTTCCAGAGATGGTTTATACATTGCTAAATCAACCTGGATACCTTGAGGGGATTTGGCCGAGCCTAAAGATTGTTATGGCTGATAACAAAGGCAACGAGGCTTGGTGTGCAGGTATAGCCACTACGATAGCCTTTTTCGATGTTATCCGTACATTACCCATCTTGAAGGAGTTGAAAAATGAAAAAAAGTAGGACGATTCATCTGAAAGATGTTTCTGATTTATGGTCAAACAATTTCGAGAAAGAAATGCAACTTGATTTTTATGATAACAAAAAAAACTTACACATTGTTCTACATCTACCTCGGTGGTGGATTAAATACATAGCAGAGAGTTTGTGGGATGTGATTAAAGATGAACAGCAGGGGCTTGATAAAATTAAAGATAGCATGAAACTCGGATAGTGAGATGTGGATAAATAGACCATATCCAATATGGCCCCTTCCTAAAGATTACGAAGAGTTATCGCTCGATGGGCAGAAGCAGGCGAGGTTGGCTGTAGTTCATAATCAGGGGACTGCTTTTGATTTGGTGGTGGCTTGGGATTTCTTCCGTAGGTGTTATCTGGGAGGAGCGGGGAAACTCTTTTATAAAAACGGTTTTGAGGAGAGTCCGAGGTTTCATTATGATATGGTTTACGATTTGTGGACTCATGGAAGGAACGCTTGGGCTGCACCAAGGGGGTCGGCAAAGTCAACAGTGATAGGACTTGAGGTTCCTCTGCTTCTTGGTCTTACTCGACCTCATTATGAGATGTCACTTGGACTGGCTACGGATAGGTTGGTGGAGGAGCGATTCGATAAACTGATACAGCAGTTTACAGAGAATCCATTAATCTTGCAGGATTTTGGGGAGATGAAACCACCTCGTGGACGAAAGATTTGGAATCACCATCAATTGAGTTTGACGAATGGGGCGATTATAAAAGGACTGTCGGTAATGGGGAAAAAGAGAGGTGGACGTCCGAGATTGTTTATTTTGGATGATCCTGAAAATGACCCGGATTCGGATTCCCAAGCTGCCGCTCAAGCTGTTATTGAGAAATTTGAGATGATTATGTTTCGCCAGATTATACCGATGCTTGAGTCCGGCTCTTCGATTTTTTGGATTGGGACATTAATTAATAGACGGTCATTTCTGTATCATGCTACGACAGGTGATGATCCTCGATTTGATTATTGGAATCGCAAGGTATTGACAGCCATAGCTTATGATAAGGATGATTCTAAAAAAGTGCATGTTCTTTGGCCGGAGAAATGGCCGCAGGAAGTTCTCGATGCTCGTAAAGAGGAAATCGGGGAATCCGCTTTTGCATCGGAATATTGTAATGAGCCTGTGTCGGCTCAAGACCGTATATTTGTAATTGACCCTCGCAAGAACGAGTATAGTGTTGAGGGGGAGTTCGACTGGAAAAATCCACTGGCTCATGTGGGATTGGCGAAGTGGACGGAGCGGATTATGGAGCCGGGGCGAAGGGTATATAAGGAATTCGATAAATCATATAAGGAACTTGTGTCACCTATGTTCCGAATTTTACTGTTTGATTATGGGCAGGGGCTTTCTCAATATAACGATTATTCCTGCATTGCCGTTCTCGGATTCGATACTTTTAATACGTTGTGGATTCTGGATATGTGGCTTGGGCGGGCGAAAGATGCAACTCTTCAACGCCTGATTTATGAGAAGGGGCTGGCTTGGCGACCTCGGATAATTGGAATTGAGGCCATAGGAATTCAGATGAGTTTCATGGAGGCTGTTCAAGATTATATAACTGAAATGGAATCCAAGGTATCTCAGCCTTGGAGAGCCAGAGTATTTCCTGTCACATACCCATCTAAAGTAACTAAGCCACAACGGATAGGGGGGTTAGAGTGGAGATTTGGGCCGGGAAGTATAAAGTATCCGGCACATCTCGCCGGTAAATGGCCGTATGACCAACTCTATCAACAGACTGAGGACTTCACAATGGATTTGGCTCTATTACCTCACGATGATGCTATTGACACTATTTCGATGTCCCAATATGTCGTCAAGAATCGTGGTGGGAAATTTACCAAGGAGAGAGGAACTACAAGCCTTTTAGATCGAATCAAGAGAAATCTTCCTTTAGTCAAAGGAACACCTCTTCTTTCTGGAGTTTCTTCTCAAGAAATTACTAACGAAATGTTAGATGTGCTAAGTATGAATGCTCAGAAATCGGCAATAGACCCAAATGACCGTCGCCTTCAACGCGACCAGAGAATTATAATAGGATGATATTTATTAGATATATTTTAGGTTTCCTGATTACCTGGCTTATTCTGCGGAGGATTGGCCATATTATTGAGAAAAACCACTTTAGAGGGAAGAAATGATGGATGAACAATTATATGTTTTTGTGGACAAAACAGGCCATTGCTTTGAGGATTTTCAGACTATGAAAGTAGCCGATGAGTGTCATGCTCGTTATAATGATCTTTTGGGGGCTTGGTTACGGGGGGGAAAGGAGTTCACGGTGGGAGATATGTTGGCTCTCCGAGATGATTTGACCAATGCTGGTTTTAGGTGGGGAACTGATTTTTTTGTCAAAAAGGTTGACAAGAATTGAGTTTGTGATAGAATAAATAGTATGAAGATGAAAGGAAGGATTCTATGGACATTTTAGCTCTTTGGGCATTATTGTTGACTGGAATGTTTGGGATTTTCTCGTGCATTTTGTTAATGGTGTTACTTCGGGTCACAAATCGACTGGCAGATGTTAATAAACAACTTCTTATTTTTCTGGCAGGGAAAGAACCAAAGCCTGAAGCGTTGAGGGCGTTGATTACATCGGATAAACCTCCGCAGGGAAAACTTAGGGGGGTAGGCGGAGAGAAGAAAAAGGAAGATGAGGGTGGAAATACTAATTATACTATAAAGGCTGGAGTTCACTAATGGGATTCAAATTTGAATTGCCCGAGAATACGAAGGAAAATAAGCAACAAGTTGAGCAGATTTTTCAGTTTTTAGTCTCGACTGGTAAAGGTAAGATGAATCCCCAGTCGATTAACTGGTGGATTAACTATTATTATATGCGAGGACTTCGGAATTTCTCGAATATAAATTATAGTCAGGGTACATTAAATGCCTCCTATCTGGATGCTTCGGGTACATTGAAGTTTAGATATGAGGATATATTAGCTAAATATCAGGCACAGCTTGGTAGGTTGTTAACTATAAATCTGGCTCCGGCTGTATCAAGACGTGGAGTTAGTCTGGATGGCTTGAGGAAAGCAAGTACGGCACAGGTGGTTTTGGATGCGGCTTTCCCGCAAGAGAAGGTATCTAAGTTGGCTTTGAATGCCTTCCCGCCTTTGTTACAGTATGGGACGATTGGTTTTGGACTGTGGGTTGAAGGTGTAGATAGTATTGGGATTGAGGTTATTAATCCTTGGGAGTTGGTTCCAATACCAATAGATGTAGCCTCACCTTCGGATGTAAGGGGACTGATGAGAGTAAGGTGGGTCCCTACTGAATATGTGAAGGGGCTTTCAATAACCCCAAGTAAGAAGTCGAAAGTG